ATGCAACAGAGAAATAAGACCGAAACTTTTGAAAACAGTCGGTGATTTCCTGTGGAATGGATTTTCGGATCACCTCTTCCGTAATCCTGACCTGTTCATCATGCAACAGGTTGATTTTCTTTTCTAACGGCTCTACCATTTTATTGGCAACTTCTTCCGCCAAAACTTTCGTAATGTTCATTGCTCTTGGTTTTTATTAATTCTTTTATGTATGTAAAGATAATTTTTATTTATTTGTTTCTCAAATAATATAATCTTAAAAACGCATCTGCTTAACTTAATATAACTGTCATCTCCTGCGGCTGTTTCCGAGCAGGGGAATGACATTAAAACTCTTGAACCTGTCAATCAGACGTCCTTCAAACCGTTTCCTGAAATCACCGATGTTCAGATTGCTGGTGATATGGTATTTCTTCCCGAACTGCTGGTAAATCTCATAACGCGCATAGAGAAACTCGTCTATCACGCTGTCAAGACTGGTACCGTAGCTCTTCTGATTCTCGGTTTCCAAACCTATGTCATTCAGACAGATATTGAACGGGGCGGGATTGAATCCTTTTGACTGCCCCTCGTTGTAGGAATACAGGTCTATGTGTCCGTTCATCTTGTAGTAGTTCATCATCTGGGTGACGGAGAGGTTTTCAAACTGACTGGGATTCCGTGTCAGACGCAGATAATCGGCGAAAATCTGCATGATCATTGTTTTTCCAGTGCCGGGTGCCCCGACAATCAGCAGGTTCTTGTGAATCTTGTAATCCTCATCGGGAAACACTTTCTCGGCCAGTCTGCATCCGTTGAAGTAATACAGCAGGAAAGACAATATCTTCGAGTTGTTCTCGTCAACCTCGAACTCCCTGAATTCACGTCTAGTATAATCATTGCCCAGCTGCCTGACAAGATCACGATGGGCGTAATATTCGGCTGGATTCGTCAGGTCATATTCAAAATCTTGCAGAATAGTCTTTTTGTGACGCTCCACCAGATTGTATATCTGTTCCTGTTTCAGTTTCGCCGCAAATGACTTTTCCTGTCGGATCTGTTGTAGCTCTGCTGAAAGTTTTTGTTCTTGCTCTGTCATCTTTCTGTTTTTTAAGTTCCGTTATCAACCAGTTTGAGAAATGGCGTTTTGCATCTGAAACAGACTTGTGTGTAACGCCTTCCCCCTTTAGCTTCCAATAGTACAGGTCAACGTATTTGTCTTTGCATTCATCCAAAGTGAAGTTCCTGAATCCGTTCCTGTATGCCCGTTCCCAAGCATCCCTCAGCCATCCTTCCTCAGACTTTAGGTCCGCGAAGCATTTGTCTAAATCCATATCGAATGTTTCTGATGAAATATCGCCCAGGTTTTCACGTGTATGCGCGCTAGAGAGAGAGTTATTATTATCATTTACATTATCATTATCGGCTTTTTTGGGTTCTGAAAAACCCACTGGGTTATTTGGGTTTATTTGGGTTGTTCCAATATCATCCGAATTATCATTCTTCGCTCTCTTCGGAGCACCCCCTTTGCTTCCATTACTACGGTTTCTCTCGACAATGCCATGGTATTTGTTTTCATCTATTTCAAATTGATTCTTGAAGAACTCAAATGCTATTTCAATGTCCTCCTCTACCGTAATAATCTCGCCAAGTTGATACTTGAATATAGCTCGGAATAATCTTCCAAGTTGCTTGTCCGATAACTTCGATATAGGCTTGTAAAACGATTTATATATCAAAAAACTTTCTTTTCCCATTTCATTTGTTCTTTATGTAGTCTTACATGACATTCTCGACACAATGTAATGCCATTATCTATATCGAATCTCAATTCGGGATATAAAGAAAATGGTTTGATATGGTGTGCATTTAACTCCATGTTACGTTTTTTACAACGGCAACATGTAAAGTTGTCTCTTTCCAAGACTGAATTTCGCCAATTTCTATGGCCGCTTGAATTCCTGCATCTGTGGTTATCATCAGTAATTCCACCTTTCCAGTTCCAGTGGTTTTCTCCGCTTGGAGGTTCATGTAGCAAATTCTCATCTATCTGTTTCTTTATAAAAGAGAATGCCATTTTAGCCAACGGTTTCTGCTCCGACAGTGTCCCCGATGCGGCGTACTTGATAATTGCATCGTACACTTCAAGTCTGACCTCCTCAGGATATTCCATCAGCACTTCCTGCCATTCTATATAGAAGACAAATGATTTCCTTTTTGTATCCTTTTTCATCATGTCTATTGTTTGATAATCAGTTTGTTATATATATTGTAAAGTTAACTTTTTGTTATGGGATTACAATAAATATATTTCTGAATATCAATAATTTAAACGTTATTTATCAGTAGCCTTTCCTTTGCAGTGCCATATCCTGTTTGGCAAAGGATATCTGGGTCCTGATATTGTCTCCGGCATGGACGAGGGTACGGTTTATACGGTCCAGCCATGTCACAATCTGATTGGCGGTCACACTTTGCGCGGCGACAAATTTCATGGCGACAGTCGCGGGAACACGTGAGATGAATTCCATGTGGCTGGCATATACATTCGCTGTCACCTGATCCTGATATGCCTTGGCGTCAGCAAGCAGCTTGCCAGAGCGTGCGAGATAGACGTTTATATCAGTGAGGCGGTCTATAAGCTCCTTTGGATTGTCACTTGCGGTTATCTCCAAAAAGGACTGCATTTCTTCTATCTCCTTTATGACAGGAGGCAGGGGGCATCCGTTAATGAGGCAGTTGCCGGTCCCATCGTTTTTAGGACAATATTTACAGTTTATCTCCATACTTGCAATTCAATTTATGGTTTATAGTTTTTCTGTTTGTCATACGTCATTCAAATAATCAATTGTCACTTTCATAAACTCATCCAATGATTTACAGACGACGTATTTCGCTCCGTTGGCTTCCGCATCCTTCTGCCATTCCTTTTGTGCAGGAGACTGGCGGCCTCCCGGCTTTTTCATCTCAATGCAAAGTCCTCCATAGAAGCGGTTGCTCTTCAGCAGTATCAAATCTGACACTCCGCTGGTCGCACCTTCCTCCTTCAGTCTCGCTCCGGTGATGGCATCACGTCTGCCACCATTGGGAACAGCAAAAAGCACGTTTTTAAGTTTCGGATATTTTAAACGGAACCAGCGGACACAAGCGGACTGTATGCGGTGCTCGTCATTCTTCGGCTTCCCGCGCATTTTGTACGACTGCGCTTTTTTAATCATCTCCTCGTATGTCATCGTCTTTTTCCTTATGTGGGGTTACTACCGTGTCCTTGCCGGTCTTGTCGACAACAACCTGCTTTCCTGCTACTGTTATGGTTGTCCTGCAACCATCCGGTAGGGACTGGATAAAATTGCGTACTACAGGAGAATCAGCACCTTCCGATATCTGAGTGTTGGATATCGGAACTTCCTTAGCTTCATACGGATATACATCCATGATGGCGGTTTCGGCTACGGATGCGATCTGATAGTCTGCCATTGTACCTTTCATTCCTTCGTCCAGTTTCTTTACAGCATCGCGAAGATCGGAAGCCTGTACCAATACGGTAGTGGAGGTCTTTTTCTCCGCTCCGCTTTTTTCGTCCAGCGTGATGAAGAACAGCTTGCACTTAAACCAGCGGTCGGCTGCATCTTCTTCAGAGGGGAACAGTTCGCTGTAGTTGGCGCGTTTGATGTCCGAAACAGTGAACTCACCGCTGATATACGGAGTGATTTCTTCAATGATACGGGCTTCTGCTTCAGTAAAGCTCAACGCGTCAACCAGATAGGGTTCAGTTACTTTCTTGTTCATGCCGTTTTCCATTACCTTTTCGTAACGGATTTTGCATTCAAACCAAGTATGCATCATAATTAATTCTTTTAAAGTTTGATATTCAACGTTTATTCATTTATAGTGGGAGGTGCAGGATTCGAACCTGCATGAGTGGTGTTTTTGCAGTTCACTGATTTCAAGTCAGCTCCCCTAAGATATCTCGTAGGTTGCCGGCTTGGATATTAACGGTTATCCTAGAATTTTGCACCTTACATCTTGATTAGCGTCTGCCATTTCCGCCAACCTCCCGTTTGCCTCCCTATCTTCACAGACCGAGCAGGCGGGTTGAACAAAAAGTTCACTATTCTTCTGTTTCATCTTCAACTATAATTGAAAGCTGACCGCAAGCGGCTCCGTTCTCAATCTCTGACTTTGTTGCTATTGCTACTGCGTAGTCATAGCCCATTTTTTCAAGCTGTTCTTTAATCTCTTTCATGATTCTGTCAATTAAAATGTTTATACTAAATTAACTCCCTCGATAATTCCATTGCCGAGTTTGTTTTTCTCTGATATATTGTTTGGATTGATTGGGGACAACTTCACAAAGAAGTGCTTCTTATCAAAATACTTTTCCAGTTTATCCGCATCAAAGTCTGATTCATCTACCAATGTTAAGTTGATAGTGGTTTTCAAGTTACTTTCTGTTCTTATTTGCCCAAGTTCCTCAATAGACATTTTCTTCGGATAAGGAATAAGCCAGTCTCTCTTTTCTTTATCGAAACTATGCAAACTTATTTGCAATGTTACATTTCCCTTTACAAAAGAAAAATCACTACCTTTAATACCAATCGTAGAAACATAATGATGTGTATTCGGGTATATTTCAGTAATCCGCTCAATAGCTTCTTTTACGGCTTCTATGTTTAAGAAAGGTTCGCCCATACGAGTGTAGTTAATCTTAAATTCCTTTGAATCCTTCGGGCAGCATCCAGATTGCTTAATGGCAAATAAAACTTGGTCTACTATCTCGTCCGCAGTAAGATTGCGGTATTTCTTCATATTACCAGTAGCGCAGAACTTACAGCGTACAGGACAACCACTCATGGTTGAAACTCCAATCATCCACCTTTCCGAATGGTTTCCAAGATTTTCGTTATCCAAAAAGTTCTGCTTCCTTCCGATAGCGTCTTTTGTGTAGTACGGCAAGAATGTGTCAGTGGTTTCTACAAGCATTCCATCATCCAGCCGTAGGCAATACACAATACCATTCCCAAAACTCTTGTTTTTTACTATTTTCATAATCATTCAAAATTAAAGTTGTCCTCACCGTCCGATTCTTCCTCCGGCATATCATTACCGAAATCCATCGGTATGAACCAATCTGAAATATAGTCTTGCATGATTTAATCCTCCTTTTGGCTACTTAGCCATTCTTTATAATCTTTCTCGTAATATTGGGGTATTATACCTTTCCTCATAAAGTCTATGTATTCTTGTACAGTACAATCATCCCAATCAACTCCGTTGTCTGGTATATCTTCCGTTTCTGATGTACAAAGAGTGTATTCAAATGGATTATACCCACTGTTGAGCCCATATTCTTCAACTATCTTGATTACATTTTCATCGGTGGTTATTTGTTTGATTTCACTTTCAGCCACACACCCGGATATTTCAGAGTGTTTGCCAAGTACTTCACCGAAGTAAACACTGATTTTGTTATTCACTAAGTATTCGACATCTTCTGTGTCTGCAATAAATACTCCTTCAAGATTGCCCATTCTTCCGCAATCGAAGTCCATTTTAAATAATGCTTTCATTTAATCCTCATACTTTTTTATAATTCTACTAATCAATTCTTTTTCCCATCCTTGAATAAATCCATTTTCGTCAATATTCATAATGATGTAGTCGCCATATCCTTCATCTTCCGGGCACATGATGGATGGAACGTAACCCTCATGCTCAACAATGATGTTGCCATCTTTATCAGTAACTGTATAAATGCCATCATCGCATACCTTATAGTGAACTTGTGCGGTAAAACCTTTTTCCCAATTAGTGATAACTCCATTGTCGATGTCGATAATAGGTCGCCAGCGGTATTCATTATCGGCATGGATAAATTCAGCACAAGGAATAGTTGGCGGATTTTCAGAATCACTAACTCCGTTTACTTCTGCGTCTTCCCAATAGCGTACACCTGCATCCACTTTCAGGTAGACCGCTTCAAACTCGGTTGTTTTGCTGATTGTAATTTTCATTGTTCTATTTTCTTTTGAATTTTCTTTATCATGTTTCTGAATTGCCTTGCCTTATCTGCTTCGCAAGGTTTGGTAGAGGTTTTGTCTATCAGATTTGCACTATATTCAAGCATTCTGACAATGGAATTCAAATCTGTATTGCATAGGGTATCTGCAAGTTCAATCTTGTCGAAATCAATATTATTATCATTCATGAAGTCACCAAGAGCGATTATATTTTCACGAGTTGTGGTAACAGTAAAAGCTCTCGTCAGAAGCTCCGGTTCCTGAGCTTTGGTTTGCTCGACAAAGGAAGGTGGTTCATTGGTGACCAGCTGACTGGCTCTTGCAAATGGATTGACTGAATTCTGTTTGGCTCGTTCCGCTTCCTCTTTCATCTGCGCTTCTTCAGCAGCCTTTTTTTCCTGCTCTGCCTTGATGCGCGCTTCTTCTGCTGCTTTGGCACGCTCACGCTGCTCCTTCAGACGGTTGGCATACTGGATGGTGGATGCGATATTGAGCGTATCCATATAATAAGTACGAAGGACATCGAAATCCTCACCAAACCCCTTCAGCGTGGAAAGTTCGTTCTCGACTTTGGAGAATATGGAATCAATTTCGTTGCATACAGACTTCATGCTTGCGGATTTGTTGAGCCACTCAGACTTGAAAACCTTATTGAAGTCTACAAGGTTAACATTCAATCCATCAAAGTAAGTCTTGATAGTGGCTTTCTTTCTATCCTTGTATTGCTGTTCGTTTTGCTTGACTACCGTGTCAATCTTGGCAGAGCACTCGCCGATAAGTTTCACGGTTTCGGTTACAACGTCCTTGAACTCCCTGAAAGGTTTCATGAATTCTTTCTCAATTTCAAGACGTTTGGCATTGAGGGCTTTCGCCGCCTTGTTTAAAGCTGCCTTGTCTTTCTTTGCCTGATCGATATTCTCATCGTTATAATTGGAGATATCATACATTGGCAAAGCGGCTTTTACCATATCTCTGATTTGCTTTGCGTTGGTAGTAAGACTACCTAACGTCTTTTCACTCACGACCAGTTCTAGGTCGCTTTCTTGAATTGCTAATTGTGTGTTCATTGCTCTATATCGGCTATTTGGTTAATAATATCGTCTGCCATACGAATGCGTTTTTCCATTTCTGCAAAGACCTTTTCATTTGGTAGTATGCGAACAATATGGATAGGATCTTTTTGGAAAGGATTGTAAGCAACAAAATCCGTCCAGATTGCATTACAGCACATCATGTGAGCCATACACTGATAGAAGTATTCATACTTGACTTTGAGGAGCGAATCATTGTCATAAACTTCACTTTTGTACTTCATAAAAGTATTTTGGGAAGGAGATTTTATTTCTATACATCCACGCTCCCCAGATTCTTCATCATAAAAGAACCCGTCAGGACTACTGGCAAAG